CTTGCCACGAATATTTAAGAAGAGATACTCAATATCAAAGGTAGGAAGAGATTCAACTTTAATATTTTTTGTCTGAATGCAACTCTTGATTACATTCTTAATTGCTGTTGTAATTTCTTTTGTATTCTCACTTTCCAATGCAAGGACAAGAAGTTTTTCTTCTTTTACAAGAAATGGTCTGTATTGAATTTCTTGTCCCGTAGAAGGGAGTTTCACCTCATACACCGGAGTGCTAATTTTAGGTAAAGGCATTTTTTAATTTAAATGATTCATCTAAATTTATTTATTCGTTTATTCTACCAAGATTATCCCGGGGAAGACTATTTAAAAAATCTAAAGAAAGTGCAGGATCATTTTGAAGTCTATTAATATAATCCTCTCTAAGACCTCTCCAAAGTTCATTTGCTTGGTCTCCTGGAAGACCGGGTCCTTGAAATTCAGGTACTGATGGTATAGGTGAAGGTGTGCTTGTGGAGACAAGAGATACGCTATTATTCATAAAATACCTAATATAACTAAAAGATACTGTGCATTTTAAAAGTTGAGAAGAATCATAAGAAACTGGCATTGAAGTAATTGATATTGGATATGCTCCTATAAAAGTATACTCAGAATAGTTAGTATAATCTTTTTCAAACTTTTGCACAAAGATATCACATCTATATTCAGTAGGAAATTTGACTCTATATGAATAGTTTAATTTGGACTGATCTGCAAATTGATCTTCGCTAACAATCCAAGACATCCAGGTTTCAAAAAACTTTATAACTTTATGATCAGTGTCAACGTAAAAAGTAAAATCTATTCTATCATCGTACTGTCTTCTATATGCGTGCCTTTCAGTTACTCCAGTAAAATCATTATTAATTTCGTGAGTAGCTAATGAAGATCCAGGAAGAGATGCCTCAGAGCAAGAAAGAGTTAAGAGTTCTTCATCTATCAATGATTGTCTACTCTCAAAGAATGTTCTTGCGCGGATTGATCCTCTATTTCCGCTTGTCTGATTTTGAATTACTGCAGGATTTAAATAAATGGCATAATGAGAGGTTAATGCTGGACGCATTATCTTTGATACAAGTTCAGAAGTTGGATTAAATCTAGGTGATTTACCAGATGAACTGGGGGATGCCATCTATCTATAAATACTTTTACTGATATATTATGTATATGGAAAAGATAAAAACACATTCGTATATTTGGGATACAACTAAATTGTGTGAAACATTCAATGTTAATGGAGCAACCATTTTATCCGAAACTTATGAATGTATAGTGACTAGAGTTCACTTTCCTGGAATGAAAGGACAAAAACACTCTGAAGAAACAAAAAAGAAAATGAGTGAAATTGCAAAGGGAAGGGATATGAGTAAAGCAATAGAAACATCTTCTAAAAAAAGAAAAGGAAAACCAGCACTTAATAAAGGATGTGAATATCCACAATTCCAAAAGGGAGGAAAAATAATTTCAAAAGAAGGTGAAATAATTGAATTTGATTGTATATCCCACATATGTAAAAAATTGAATTTAAATCTCACACATCTAGGTCAGGTTTTATCTGGAAAAAGAAAATCCCATAAAGGTTGGAAAAATGCCTCGTGACTCTAAGTATCATCAGGGATATTTTCATCCAAAAAATCCAGAAAAATATATTGGAAACTCCCAAAATATAGTGTATAGAAGTAGTTGGGAACTAAAATTTATGCAGTGGTGTGATCGCTCACCTAATGTATTAAGATATGGATCAGAAGAATTTTGTATTCCATATTATAATCCAGTAAAACAAAAAGTATGTAGATACTTTCCAGATTTTATTATTGAAGTTCTTGAAAATAATGGAAAGACCCAAAAATATGTGATAGAAATAAAACCAAAAAAACAAACAGTTCCTCCAGTTCAAGGAAAAAAGAAAAATAAAACCTATATTAATGAAGTAAATACTTATGCAGTTAACCAATCGAAATGGAAATCAATTCAAGAATGGTGTGATGATCATTTAATCAAGTTTCGCATAATCACAGAATCTGAATTAGGCATAAAATAATGGCGCAAGGATTCGGTCAATACGTTGGATCAAGTTCTAAAAGAGTAAGTTTACTTAAGTTAAAACTAAAAGAATATAAGTATACAAAACCAGATGATATTATGATGACTATCATGGAAGTCTTTCGTGAAGGAGACTTTGTTCCTGACGTTGGAAAATATTATACCTTTATATACTCCGCAAAAACAAAAGGGTTAAGATACGATGAATTCCCTTTAATTGCAACACTTTCAATAGAAAAATGGGGATTTACTGGACTTAATTTTCATTGGGGGACGGTGAGAAATTATACTTGGTTTGAAGTTAATAGTAGACTACTAGAGGTCAAGCAGAATGAGATTGATTATCTTCGTTCTCTTCCATATGCAAAATTCAGAACTAAATAAATAAAAAACATCTATAAATGTCTCATACTCTACAAAAAATTGAGATGACTAATCCTCTTGTAGTTGGGGAGGATTTCTGATGGAAACTTATGGCAGTAGGGATAAGAATCCATTTCAACCTGGCGGAAAACTTGGAACAACAAAATATTATCTTTTAGTTGATAAGGATGGTCCAAACAAAGGAAGAATAACAATAAAGAGCCCAACAGTAGCAGGATCTGTTGGTGGAGCAAATGCAGATAGAACAGTTGGGACTATTCCACTAGATAATACATTTAAACCGGAACAAGGAAGTACAACTCCAGATGAACTTGAATATTTTTCAACCGCAAATGCACAAAAATCGGTTAAAAATCAAGGGGTAATTACTGCACAAAAAGGTGGGATTAGCGAACAACAGGCGAGACAATTAATATTTCCAAACACTGCTACATCATCAGGAACTCCTCCTCCAGCACAAGACCCATCTGAAGATTCTCAGAGAGAAGAAGAAAAGGTAAATTTAGAACCACAGTCACTGTCAGTAAGCATACCAGAAAAAGCATCAGATAAATCCGATTCAAACTTGAATGTAAATTTGAGATATCCAGAGAATATGAGTGATTCTCAAGATAATATAATTTTTGGTGTGAAAAAATTAGTAGGAAGAAAAGGTATAAATGAGTTATCCGCTGGAGCAGATTTTTCTTTAGGAGAAAATAAGTACTCAAATGTACTTGGAACTGTAGTTCTCCCAGTTCAACCCTCTATCACTGACAGTAATGGAGTTGAATGGGGAGGTTCTACATTAAATCCAATTCAGGCATATGCAGCATCAATGTCAATGTCAATGATTGATTCTCCGGGAGGAGATATCACAGCATCTGCCGCAGAAGCATTAAATAGAGCAGCAAAAGATTTTAAAACTGGTTTAACTGATGCTGGTTATAAAAAGGCAATCTCACTCTATTTTGCACAGGAAGCAGTTGGAGCACAAAATTTATTATCAAGAACTAGTGGTACAATTTTAAATCCAAATCTAGAACTTCTTTTTAATGGACCAACATTAAGACCATTTAATTTTACTTTTAGATTATCCCCAAGAAGTGAATCAGAAGCAATAATAGTAAAACAAATAATAAAATTTTTTAAAACTGCAATGGCAGTTAGAAGGGCGAAATCAGAAGTATTTTTGAAAGCTCCTTGTATTTTTAATATCAGTTATCTAACTGGAGTTGGTCTTCATCAGTCATTAAATCAAATAAAAGAATGTGCTCTTATTGGATGTGATGTTGATTATACTCCAGATGGAACTTATATGACTTTTAACGACAAAGATAAAACAATGACATCATACCAACTATCTCTAAGATTTAGTGAACTTACCCCAATCTATAATACTGATTATGAAGATGGACACCCTATAGGTTACTAATATGCCAAGTTACTTCCGCCAAGTCCCAGACTTTCAATACGTTAATAGAACTCCAGATTCTCAAAGTATCTCCGATTATCAGACTGTCAAAAATCTGTTTAAGAGAGGTAAGTTAAGAGAAGATCTTTTTGGTAACTTAAGTTTTTTCACCAAATATAAGATCACCGGTGACGAGAGACCAGATAATGTTGCATATAAATTTTATGAAGATGAAACCTTAGATTGGGTTGTTTTACTTGCCAATAACATTTTGAATATTCAAACAGAATGGCCTTCACCTCAATCTAGTTTTGATAACTTTCTATTAGAAAAGTATGGATCATATCAAAATATGAACGCGGTTCGTCATTATGAAACAACAGAAGTCGTAAACTCAAATGGCATCACTATTATTCCTGCAGGATTAAGAGTTCCATCAAACTTCTCTACAAGTTACTATGATGATGGATTGGAGAGAAAAGTAACAATAAGAAACTTTACAATACCAATCACAAACTATCAATATGAACAAAAAATTGAAGACGATAAAAGAAATATCTTTGTTCTTAAAGCAAGATACTTAAATGTAGTCTTTAATGATATGGAAGAGTTAATGAAATATAAAAAAGGTGGCGCCCAATACGAGAGCGCCACCTTGAAGAAAGGAGATAATATTAGACTCTACTCTTAATCAGTCATTTGCAAGGCGAGAAAAATATGCCATTGCGTCATCCTCATCATCATCTTGAGAGATTTGAGGAAGTGAAGAAGACTTAGAACGAGCATAAGACTGTTCTAGTTCTTCTACCACACGATCTTGAACTGTAGGAGTTTGAGTAAACTCTTCAAGATCATCTTCTTGTTCAACCACTGCACGAGAACGAGCAGGAGAAGAGTTCTTAATACCCAGAACCATATTCATACGACGCTCAAGGTCTTCATAAGACTTGAACTGGTCTGGGGCAGTGATTGCAGTCAATGAATACTCTTTCTTCCAGAGGGTTTCCAGAGCATCGTCATCATCCAGTAGTGGTTCAACAGAACCAAATTCTGATTTGTCGTAGTTCCAATACCCATCTTTCTTTACGATTTTGAGTTTGAAATTAGCACCCTGCCAGAAGTCAAAGGGGTTAATAGGAGTTTCATCCTCAAACTCAGGTTGCATTGCTTCCATGATCTTATCAAAGATCTTCTTACCATACTTAAAGAGGAAGACTTTACCTTCGTTTGCAGGATTTACAGGATCTTTTACAACGTAGATATTGCTATAATAAGACAGTTTACGCTTTTGCTTACGAACAGTTTCTTTGTTTGTTTCAGAACCACTGTTCCACAGTTCACGGTTATGTTCGCCCAGTGGATCTTTTTGTCCAATAGTGGTCAAAGAGTTTTCAATGTACCAACCACCAGGACCTTGGAAAGCATGGGAATACATTTTTGCCCAGGGAAGTTCTTCGCCTTCAGGGGCAGGAAGGAAACGGATCACTGCGAAACCGTTACCAGTTTTATCCATTTCAGGTTTCCAGAGACGCTCATCAGCGCCACCAGAAGTTGTACTCATTTTCTCAACTTCCTTTACCAGTTTAGAAGTGAGAGAACCCAGTTTGGATTGTTTTTTAAGATTTTCGAATGACATTAGATTTCTCCGTATGAATAGGATTTGGCTTTTGTGTACTTTGTTATTCTACAGGTCAGTGCTCGTTTTGTCAAGCTGCTGTTTCATGGATTCAAGCATATGAGACATATTGTTAAGAATAATATTCATATCAGTTCCTGGAGGCATACCCATCATAATAGCAGAGTT